TATTAAGCCACTATATGATATTGAAGATAATAAAGATAAAATTATTACTATTAGTAAGTTTTTCATATACTACTCCTATCGGGTATAGTAATACACGATAGTAAATAGTATAATTATATTTTACCAATTATTCTACCCTTTTGTGTTCTAATAGCATAGCCCATTCTGATCAAATATGGTTCGATACTATTTTCTATAGTCTCAATAGCAATACCAGTTAAAGATGAAATGCTTTTTAATCCAACCGGATTTCCCTTTTGCTTTGACAAAATATCTAGATACATACGATCATAGATATCTAATCCCATATTATCTATTCCTTGCACATTAAAAATCTCATCAACACTAAGATTTTTTTCTGGATTACAAATCTTATAATTTTTATACCATTGAAGTCTACCATTTAGAATTCTAGGAGTACCTTTGCTGCGTTTAGCAATTTCTAGTAGATCCTCATCAGAAATAACAATATTCAACTTATCAGCATTCGATCTTGCTAGTTTAGCTAAATCATTTGTAGTATAAAATGTAAGATGTTCTTTAATAATAAATCGATCATAAAATGGCTGACTTAAACTGCCTCCACTAGTTGTAGCACCAATCAGTGTGAATGATGGAAGATCAATAGTTTCTGGCGTTCCATTAACTGTTAAAGATAAACAAAAATCCTCCATGACAGGATATAAAAATTCTTCTACCAATTTTGGCAATCTATGAATCTCATCAATAAATAAAACAGACCTTGGTGCCATACCCATGATATATGGCATAATATTTTTAACACTTCTGATGTTAGCCGCATTGACGGTATATAGATTAACATTCAATTCGTTGGCTATTGCACTCGCTATGGTGGTTTTACCTAGCCCCGGAGGACCATCTATTAAAGTATGTGGCATCACAGTCGATGAACTTAAACAGCCAACCACAGATACCTTTAAACGATCAATCGGGCCACTCTGACCAATAATCTCATCAAATCTAGTAGGACGAATTCCTTTAGACATTTTTTATCTCCAATGATTGTAATGATAGTTTAACCAAATCTATAGTGCTAGTAAGAAAAGGATTGTTTTTGTAGGTCTTACTCAGAATATTATCTGCTTCTGCTTTTGTAAAACCATATTGTTGCAATAAGGGGCTTGCTTGATTTAATAGTTCTTTTGGAATATTAATTTCTTTTGTTTCTGTTTTTGGTTCTATTTTTTCTTCATAAACAACATCTAGACTTTTGATTTGTTTAGGCTTAAAAATAAACCCACATTCACAAACAACTTTGAAATTTTTTGTTTGAGTTTCTTTGAGTGAAAGCCAATGAGTATAATAACACTCATTATTTGGACATCTATATTCTAGATGACAATTTAGATTAATCGGTTTCTGGAGTTTCATCTTCTTTGCACCAAAATACAAAATCATTTATTTCATGATCATAGGCTGACTCTATCAATCCCTTACTAACCAATGATGATAGTAAATTACTAACCAAACGTGTGTTCAATGCTTCTACTATTTTAAGAAATATTTCTTCATCAAGAACATATCTAATTTGATTTGTGTGTTTATTAGTTTGCTTTTTAAGAAGATTTTTAACTATTACCATAGATTCTTGTTGAGTTAAAACTTTATTAAGTTCTTCCAATGATACATTATCTAGTTTTGCAAACATTTGATCTATAGCATCATCTTCTGATTCTGCATTTTTTCCAAAACTGTTATAGACCACTTTTCTAGTGGACTCAGTAAACTCATCTAAGTTATCGACTATGTATAATTCTGACATAATTTTCCTTTAGTTTAGAATATCAAACAATCCCTTATAATAATGAGGCTGTAATATAAAATGTACAGCATGACTTTGAATGTGGTTTAAGTATTCTCTGGCTAATCTAGCATTGGCAAAATACTCTTTTTTCCATATTGGTTGTTTCTGATAATTACTCCCCAAATACTGGAAGGTTTTATCCTTACCAGTATTGGAGAAGTAACTATTCACAGGAAACGATTTTTTGGGAAAATTTATATACCATACATTTGGTGATCCTTCGACTACATCGTTTAGGGCATCATATAGCATTTTACCCCAAGCATCCCATGCAGCAGGATCAAACTTAAAATAGTGCTTATATTTGTCTTGAGCATCATCATAATCATGATCGTCATCATAGTCATAATCTTCATTCATTTTATTTAATCTCTGGTAGAAAATAGTGGGAGGGAATCGAACCCTCTCATATAGCGTATGTTTAAAATTTAAACCAGAGGCTATCATCTTAGTCGCCAGACCCACCTATAATTAAATCAATAGTTTTGATCTAAATCATCTTCGTATTCATCTTCATCTTCATACTGATCCCAGTAATCATCATCATACTCATCATACAACTGCTCTTCATCCTCATCATAAGAATCTTCGCTAAACTCAGCCTTATAAAGAGGCTTTAGTAGTTCGCCTTGATATTCGCCAACAACTTCATATCTACAAGTACGAAGTTTCTCATGATTACAATCACTAGGAACGCTGACCACATCCTTCGGATTAATCTTAACAATCATAATATGATCACCATTATCAGCACTACCATAATTAGCCACATAGTTTAAAGCACCAGCATGAAGTCCCTGAGAACAACCAACGCTACGATTGTCATCGACTTTAGCCCTATTCATTTGGCAAACTTTACCAACATGATTGTCAAATGTGCCAGCATACTTATCCATATAATCACTACGAACAGCCTTGTATGCTAGAAAATGACCATCCTCAGTAATTGGTAGATGTTCATGCTCCAAGAAATCATACAGTTCCTTTTGACTTTGCATACTGGGATTTTCCATAAGATTATTCAAAAAGTTTACAAGAGGCTGAAATGGCAGTCCCTTACTCATAAACTCTAGAATACGTTTACTAATGCTACCATGAACTTCTTCACCATCAAAAAGCACCTTGCCGTTCTTGACTTCAACAAGACCATCACTAAATGACGATACTGCCTTTTCAATATCCACCAGTTCTAGCAACTCATCATTTGTTGCTGTTGGTAGAGCCTCAAGAATCAACTTGTAATTGATATGATCAGGAATAACTTGATAAGCCTTATTATTCAAGATCAACGTCAAATTACCATCAACCCACATAAACGGAACGCTCATTTTAATTCTCCTCTTTTCCTGTGAAATTATTTGATCAAAACACTTAGACTATTTCTTAACTGTTCAATACCGTTTTCATCAATAGTTACAAACCATGCTGGCGGATTATAGTAACGATTATGATGTACTCTAAGTGGATTGGAGGAACCTATTCCGGTCAATCCAGCATCAGAACCATTTACTTCCAACGCACTGCTCATAATATACTTGAGCATCGGCACCTTGTCAACCTCCGCTTTAAACCTTTTTCTAAGATCACTACTTTTCGTTATTGACTCACAAAAATCTTTGGATTCTTGAGAAATCGATACCATCTTAGATGTATAATCTACACTATACATAGTATTGATCTCGCTCTTTAAGATATTAAACTCTTGAGTTTGTTTACGAATCTTCTCAGGATCAATACCATTCATATTATGCTTTGCTAATATTTTTGCCATAACAGCAAAGTATTCTGACTTCTTACAAAACTTCATATCAAAACTATTATGAATAACATGAGCAAAAAAGTAATGAATCATCCATTGATCGACCAGATTACAAAGTTCCGATCCACCAATATACTTATCATAATCAATACCAAAAATGCTTAGAATAGTAACCGCTATGTGCCTATCTGCACGAATCCTATAATAACCATAAGTCTCATTCTTCTCGTCTGCATTATACTGTTCAGTACAGTAGTCCACAATATTCTTATATGATCCAACTTCTCCACAGAGTTTACTCATCATACTCTTTAATTGAGGCTTGATCCAAGCATTGAAATCAACAAGATTCAAATCTTTGATCTTACTAACAGCACTCTGCTTGATAGCAAGAATATTCTTGTCTTTCAATAGATTGTGAAGAGTATGATTTTTATCTTTAATGATTTTATTAAGATAAGAGATAGATGGAAACCCTTCTACCGAAGCATACCTAATAATAGGAATATAAATTGTCTCGTCTTGATCTTCAATAGTTTCGTAGGTATCTTCGTCTACTTCTCTTAGAAGATCAGAATCATTTATTCCATTACCAGATAGTACTAGTTTATCATTAGCGTCTGGACAACCACCAATAATAAAAACCTCACCAGCACTAATCTGACCAAAAGAAACGCTACTCTTGCGTGGTCCCTTGCTAAGTAGACTACGATAATCAGAAACATTAACTACATTAGTTTCTCCGCCGATATCACTGATGATATCATCAAAACCTTCCGTAGAATCTTCTGGATGACTACTATCCACCATAAGATAAGCAAAGCAATCATTTTGATTACAATACTTTGTCACAATCTTTTTGGCAGTTTCTTCACCCTTAATATCACAGCGGAAAAAGATCATTTTACCACTCTTTTTGGTTCCGCTCCAATAGTATTGAGGAACCCCCTTGAGTGTTTCGTTATGAATTTTATCTGTTAGATAAACCATACGACGAGAGCGATAGCCGGATGTTCTAAAATTAAAAACATACAACTGCTTATTTTTCTTGAACTTATATTCAAGATCTTTACCACTAGTTAATTCGTGGGTCTTGCCAGACTGGTCTATCCATGATGCACCAGCGGTCCATCCGCCAGCAAGATCGCTCAGATTATAATAGGTCTGATAAGCATCTACCAGATTAGTACACTGAGTAATCTTTTGAGTCATATCTTCTTTGAGTTGAAGATAAATATCTTGAGTTCTTTCACGCAAAACTTTAATAACATTTTTTGTATACTGTAAGCCTTCACGACTCACATCCATTTCCAATTCACCAATATCAAAATTGATTTCAAGATATAGGCCGGACCCTAGAACCTCCTTGACTAGATTCTTCCAGTTATCAACATCTACCTTTTTAAAGGTACGATTCCATTTCTGGATAGCGTCATTGGATGTATCTTTTTCTGCTTCTCCAATAATCTTTGAACTATCAACAGGATAAGCAATATTACCCATGATAGCAACAATACCACTATCAGCATTGTTATATGCTGAAGGATATTGATCATTATTATTTGCTAGTCTACCAATCCTCCAGCCCTTACCATCAATAACAAAATTGGTATAAGAATACGAATGATCGGACAGATTCTCTCCAAAACCGCCCTCAATAATGGGCTTCATTTTGAAGTAATGGAAAATTCTTTTTGCTTTGGTAGTAAACTCGCTAAAATCACACTGTTTAACAGCAAAACTAATTTCAAGACCGTTAGGCTCTTTAGTTGGACTAATATCAAACAGATTAAGACTAGGAACACCATTCTCATCCATAGCCGCAATATAAGAATACTTTGTTCCGTTATAGTAAGATACTGTGCTAAAACTCTTGGTATAAGCAAATGGACTCTTGCTACCTAATCCAAGACAACCAACAAAATCATTACTATCATTCTTGTTGCTTGCACCATAAGTGGTATATAGTTCCTCCATATCTTGCTGACTAAGACCAGTGCCATAATCACGCACAGTAAAAGATGGAACCGCTTGTGTTGGCAGAATAACCTTAAAAGGATTCTTGTTGCCGGCAGCAACGTGAGCATCATAAGCATTAGTGCTTAGTTCACGAATAACCGCCATAACCTTATCAGAATACAGAGAATCCGAAAGGATTTTAAACATTTTGCTCGTTTGAGCAATAGTAAATTGGTTGCTACTTTCCAAACCCCTACTATGAATTTCAACTGTTCGATCCGCGAGTTTCATAAAAGTCTCCAAAAGTGTTTCCTGTGATGCGTCCATTATAGCATCGTCATCGTAGCGTGTCAACTACAATCTTTTTTAAGAACCAAATGCTATCTTAATTACAAGTCCTTATTATCAGACCAATTTTCATCTTCTATCTGATCCCCATATGTCTCATAGTCCTCTGCTTCATATTCATTATACGGATTCCATTCATCATTATCGTCTGGATCCTGATTTATTAGTTCATTAAAATCTTGAATTTGTTCTAGAGTATCTTCAATATTTTGATTAATGCTAATAATTAAATTTTTTATCTCTAATATCTCTTTAGAATATTTTTTATCTAGAATTAGTATTTGTTTATTTAAACTATGTATTTCTTTAAATAATTGATCTAATTCTTTAGACATAAATACTCCTTATAGTTTTTTATATTCTGGAATATCTCCATGACTAACAATTTTTTGATCTTCGTACTTGCTTGCTAATCGCCTATAAAACTCTTGTTTAATATTTTCTAATACACCAGTTATCATCGCTATTTTAGCATATGATGGTTTGCCCATTGTTTGACACAAAATTCTTGTGAACATATAATTTATTTTACCCAAAATTGATATGTATTCCTCGTCAGATAAGCATTTATTTTCTGTTAAAAAATTTACTATATTTTTTATTTCGATATCTATTTCTAGTCTTGCTTTTTCATTAATATATGGCATTAGGTTCCTCACATTTACAAAAATATTCGTAACAATAGTAACATTGTGGACCCGGTTTTCCCAATCCCCAAGCATCACTAGAAGGATCAAAACTTTCTAGTCCAGTATCAATACAAACTAATTTATTATTAATTAATCCAATATTATATTGATGACAATCCCAAAAGTCTAAATTAGTGTGATGCTTGATATCATCAACCAAGTCTTGTATCTTTTCTAGTAAATGAGTATATTTTTTACTCCACTTCTTAATTGGTTTTGTCGTTAGATACTCAGCAATTTCTGTGACAAAACCATATGAACTATATAAGGATATATCTTTGATTGGTAATTTAACCACATCGGTATATACTATTGGAGATAGTCCATGTTTACTGAGTAGTTGCTGAAAAAATAATGCGGCCTTAGCATCTTTTTCAGATTTAAACTCTTTGAATCCTTTATTAGTTTCGTCAACTAAAGGATAAAAGTTGCAGTATCCTCCCTCATCAAAATATTCGATATCAATAGTGTAATTCATTTTAGTAAGAAATTACTATGGGATATTCTCCAGTAATATTATACAAAAAATCTTTTGCTTCTTTAAGATCAAAAAACTCTGCAATAAATACTAGAGAAGGACTAGGATTATTTTCTCTTTTTTCACCATATATTCTATAAAATGGATCATCTATTGCCTTGTATGAATTTTCTAGAAAATCAGCAACATTTCTTATTTCATCAATATATGTTCCACCATCATAATCGTTATATTCTCGTACTGTCATTAATATAAAATGACTAATAGGAGACTTAGGATTATAATTAGGAACTCTTCCGTTACATAATCTATTCATAAATGGGATAGGTGGGAGTCGAACCCACACTCCTATAATTGGAAATGGATTTTGAGTCCATCGCGTCTGCCAATTCCGCCACAATCCCTTTACCAGCAATTTTATTTGCTGGCGTTTTATCAGTTAACACCACAAGCCTTTAGTCTACGAGCGGTTTCGACCATAACATCTATATTATCAATATGACGTTGTGGCTTTGCTCTTTGCATCTCGGGTAATTCAACTCCTCTTTCTGCAAGAGCCTTCTTTGTGCGAGAAAATCTTGCCATAGTTGTTGCAACCTTTTGGCCTGTCTTTTCAGCAATTTCGGCATAAGTTTTGCTGGAAAAAACTGCTTCAAGAAACCTTTCATCACTACAACGAACTCTTGTTTGAACAACACCAGTAGTAACATCTGCCATAATTTATTCTCCAAAAAAGGTTAGGTAATCTCAATCGTTCATCGACTACGTTCTTTATATCCTATGAATCGTCTATGTCAACACCGTTCTTTACTTTTTTTCTTATTTCACAAAAATCCCATCAAACTCATCAATTAAAAACTGTCTAATTTTTTCAGCATCTTTATGGGTCCGCAAATCATTTAATAGTTTTAATTGTGTTGCTGTTACAAAGTTTTTTATTTTCATGCCTTCATTAAAAGTTTTTTCTGCTTGTATTAGTAAAAATTTTACTGATTCTTTAAATTCTCCATAATTTTTCCAATATTCTTTATCATGATCTTTTACTGCCATAGCAAAACAAATGGCATAAATACTAAAATCTAAACATCCGCTAACAGCATCAACATTTTCTGTTATAAGGCCATTATTAAAATCTTGTACCGCACACTTGCTTCCTAAAATATAAGAATTCCATTCATCTATAATATAGGAAGGCATATCGTTCCAATTTTTTGTTTGTTCTATAAAATATAGATTATATCTGTATGATCGTAGTATTGGAGGTATATATTCTATAACATGAGACATTGTTATGTTAGACTCATTTAATATAATACATTTACCATCTAAAACATAAAACACATTAAGTTTTTGTTTCCATAATCTTTCGTAATGATTTCTAAGTTCAGAAGTTATGCCATGAGATGTTTCATGAACATTGATACGTCTATTAGATTTAGTATAAGGCTCTTGTTTAGAATGATTAAAAACATCGCCATAAATAGTATTTTCTTCAATATTTCTATATTGTATAACAGGATATAAAAATACTGGTTTATTATTTGGAACAACTACTGGAATTGGATCAGGAATATTATTCTGTTTTGATGCTGAATTATAACCTAGTAATAAAATTATTATTAATAATCCTAGCATTTTTTTCATTTTCTATTCACAGTAATTTTTGATATTCGTTAAGTATACTAGTATTATCTAAATAATCTCTTTGTGTAAAAAAGGCAAAATGAGAACACAGTGCCGATCCACAAATAACATTAAATTTATTTAGAGCCTGTGTTTTATTAACAGTAATATCATGCTCTTCATCATGCACAATACCACCAAAATTATTATAGATAGTTTGCATATCTGTGCCAAACCAGCATATAGCATTAATTGAGAATCTGGATCGTTCATATATAATATATCTATCAAACATATATTTATTGATAGTATTATTACTAAGATTAATTAAAAACTGTTTATGTATTTCTTCTGCTAATTTTGTATCTTGCCAAGCATTAGCAGCACAACCATACGGAATATGAGTATTCCAAGTAAATGCACCAATTCTATGATGCAAGTGGTTGCAAATGTCGTTATTGATAATATTTCCAAAAACTAGAAAAAAGTCTGGATTATTAGTTCTAAAATTAAGTATATTACTTATAAAAGAATTATCTAAATAAACAATATCATCATCAAGTCTAATATAGATTGTGTCTGGATCGCAACATTTATCAAAATATTGGGCTATATTTTTATTGCCTCCAACACTTGATCTGGTATCTATGGTAACCCAAGGATATTGTGATGCTATTTCGTTAAAAAATACTAAATCTTCTTGATTATTAGTATTTTGCCATATACGATACTCATCAATAATATTTGATGATTTTTTTAAGTATTCAAATAATATTTGTTGATATCTTTTTCTGCCAGATGGTGTTACCACTACTATTTTATAGTTATTATACATTTTAATATCCAAAATAATTAAAATCTTTTTTAAATAATTGATATATTTTATCTAACATACTATCGTTATAGTAATGTCTATATTTACACTCGTACTCACTATTATAGAAATTTTCTAGAATTAATTCAGATAGTTCGTACTTATCTATGATCTCTTTAAATTCTGTTTTTAGGTTTTCATACTTAATTATATGATCTATAGCAAATTCATTATTATTATTTATACAATGATCATATTGAGAAATATAAGAATGCCAAATAAAATCTTGATACGAACTTCTTTGTAAAACGGGATGATCGTAAAATCCAGAAGGCATAGTTTGTAATAATACATGATTAACAAACGCATCAAATGGTATATTACTACACATCATTCTGTATGATGATACTAATTTATCAAAAGGATTTCTAATTACAGCAATTTTAATATAATCTTTAATATTAGTATTTGGATATAATAATCTCAAATAAGATTCATGTATTTTAACCGTACCATCAAAAATTCTATAGTTATAACTTGAAGCATCAATGGGGAAAAAGGATGGATCATTTTTCATTATACTATCACTGATAGTGATACCACCAGTTTTAGGTATATGAAAAAAAATAATTTGTTTTTCTTTAGAAAAAATAGTAGACATTACATTTTACTATAATAGTATCACTTCTTTCTAATTAGCCAACTGCCATCCCTGAATAAATTCAAATCTTGGATAGAATAATGGTGTGTTAATAAAAAATTATTGACACTGCTCATTACATCGGGCCATTTATTATTGTAATCATGACCAGTTAAAAATCCACCACTCTTAATTTTAGGATAATAGTTTTTAATATCTTGACTAATATGATCCATCTGATGATTACCATCTATATAAACAACATCAAATGTTTCATCACTAAAATAGCCTTTACTATTATCTGATAATGAATTTATAATATTATATCTACAAGTTTTTATTTCCTGAGAAAATTTTTGTTCTAAAATATTACAGGCATCCAATGAACACTCTACACAATATATCTTTTTAATTTGATGAAAACCTAACAATAGTGTTGATGATTCTCCCAAATGAGATCCTATTTCTAGCCAAGATTCGATCTTAGGCTGAATAGTCAATATAAAATTAACTAGATCTAAAAATCCTATAACCTGATATATATTATTCTCTTCCCAGTGAGGAAAAAATCTAACAGACTTGAGATTCATTATTTTCTAAAACCCATGACCAGTATCTACTATCTTCCTTTTCTTGTAAAGCGTCCCAATAAATTGATCGTGCAATATACGATGGAACATTCAACTTACCACAATTCACACTCCAATGCTGTTCCATACGCTTATATTTATCTGCACCGTTCCTACTTTTATTATAGGTCAAATGCTCCATTCCATATAAACGCAATTGATGAACATCGCCACACAATACTCTACACTCATTAGGATGAATCATCTCCAGTGCAAAACTAACTTTAGCCATACCAAGACCCATAATACGATTCACAATGGAATCACGCTTTTTAACATGATACTTTTTGGTAGTAAGATAAAAATCTTTCGGATTCTGCCAAAACTGTTGACTAAAGTTCCAAATATACTTGGTGCGATTATTATGCAATCCTACACCAGAGTTGGCAAGTTTATCTCTTAATTTTTCTTGATCATCAATCCATTCATCAAAATTCTTAATGGCTTGATAACCAGAGCAATTACCTTTCCAAGTTGTATGAACAGAGCAGTAAGCAAATAAATAACGCCTAAAAATATCAGAGGTATTCTGTGGGCGTACACTTTCCCAGTATTCCTTATATGATACAGTCTTTTCTCTAGGAAAGTTTGCAAAAAATTCATCAGCCTTACTCCTACAATATGTTGTTTTCTTTTCTGTAGTTTCCATGTTTGCTCCAATAGTGCTATGCCAATGTTTGAATTATACGTTATCTAACTATCGTTGTCAAGACCATCATCTGTATATCGGTTGGTAAACCCACTCTATTGAGGGCTGATAAATTATATAACTATATCTACAAAACAAACACCTTTTTTCTATTACAATTGGCTTGTTAATAGTATAAGGAACCCAACCATAAGTTATGCTAACGGGTCTTAACATAGTAGAATAAGTTACAGATGGTATTAATGGAACCTCTACTACAGGTTGGGTTAAAACTGGTACGGGTGCTGGTATATAAGGAACCCATACATCATTAGCAAATGAAATATTTGTTAAAAAACATAATAGCAATCCTAGTGATAATTTACTTTTCATTTTTTAAATCTCCTTATTTATATTGTTCGAGACAATCCATGTAAAACTTTAAAAGTTGGAAAACGCAAACTCAAACCACCATCTTGGTTCTTGCTTTCTTCAAAATACTGTACAGTTATAACTTTACCAAGAATTTTGTTAGGATTCTTGTAAAAATCTTGTCTTTGTTCAATACTAAAACCAGATCCTACACGAACATTGTAACCCTTATGTTTAATAGTAACACAACTAAGCATATTTTCTTCAGTTTCCTTACTATCTTTTACATATCGAAATGGTCCCATTTCTACATCTACCACTTCGTATTCATCGTCAAAAAAACTTTTAAACTTGAGAAGGTCTTTGCTTCGCTTGCCTTTATATGGTTCATCAGCACGAAGCATTAAACCCTCCCAACCATATTCTTTTGCTTTTTCTATCCATTCAGCAAAATGCTCATCATCCGCAATAAATTCTTGATCCAGAACAGAGAGACATGGACATTCATTGTCTCTCATTTGATAACATAAGCTTTTATAGCGATAAGAGTATGTATTGCTGGGATTTCCCTTCTTACTATAGAATTCATCATGACTAATCATATCAAAAATCTTATACGAAGGATTTGAAATAGTATGATCCTTCTTTTTAAGTTGCTTCATAATTCCTTGAAAATCTTCATTACCATTATCATCAACAAGACACAACTCTCCATCAAAAACTACATTAGTAATACCCAAAGCCTTAATCCCACCAGCAACAACACCAAGAGTATCAAATTCTTTTCCTGTACGGGAATAGAAAGTAGTGTCGCCATTACTATCAACAATAGCGATACATCTAGCCCCGTCAATTTTGCGACTAACATACCATCCATCCTTCCAATCTACAATATTTGGATCATATTTATCTGCCAAAGCAACACTAAACTCTGGAATATGGTCAGGAATAGCCTTATTAATAATCTTATCACCAGCACGGGTTTTCAAATCTTTATCAATGATACAATGAATGAGTTCATCAAAATATGGATAACTATCAATAAAGGTATTTACTGCACCAATAGCATCGTGACCAGTAATCTTACGACTCTTTAGATCATCAAGCAAAACGAAGAAATTCTTATATTCTTTTCCGCGAAGTTTAGATTTCTTCTTGAGATTATCACTTGTGACATTATACTGCCAAAGAGGATGATAGGTGTAAAGAAGAATCTTCTTGGCAAAATTTGCAGCCTCAGAACTATGATTACAATAGTCCTCAATAATACCCACCTTATCAATAGTACTACTTGTGGCCCTAAGATCACGAACCATTCCCAAAACATAATTAAAATCGTGAGTCATTTAAAAAATCTCCTGTGTCCTACTACTATACCACAGTATCGGCATCCTGTCAACGAGTCTTTAAAGATTGTACTCGTAATCAATTAATTTTATATCATTTAAATAATCGTCTAAATTAGAGATACTTTTAATGTGAGCGTCAGGATCGAAAGTTTGTTTTAAAAAAGTTTCTGTATCTTTAAGAATAAAATTTGGTAATATTTTTTGTATGTATTGTTTTTTATCTAATAAATTTAATGAATGTAAATCTTCATAACATATTTTAATATAGTCTTTATTTTTTCTGTTAAGAATATTTATTGTTTTTTCTAAATTAGAAACTATATTATATTTATATTGTAAAAATTCTATTTTATTCCAGATTACTTGAGTATCCAAAAGTTTAAAATTATTATCTAATGTATTTGACCACTGATCGTCTATGATTGCTTTTTTTAAGCTTATATAAGAATGTACTAGATTTTTTCTATAATTAACAATAATAATATCACAAGAATCTATTATCTTTTCCAAAGGAATATCTGTAGTTTCATGCTCAAAAAAAAATTTAAATATAAAGTTTTTGTTTAATTTATAGGCTTGTCTTTTAAAAGCGTCTAGCAAATCCATACTATAGATTTTTTTATTCCTATAAAATATAGATAAATTATTATGTATTTCTCTATTTATCCA